TCTATAAAGTTTTAGCAGGCTGGAGCGGAGGATATTTATCTAGTGATAGTTGGAGAATTAGTAGTGGTATTCAAAAGGTAGAAGACGATAAAGATCATTGGTTATTCATCGGTCATAGCGGAAGCATTTATAAGTGTTATAAAAAGGGATACGAGGTGAGAATGAATATTGGTGATATACTAAATCAGCTTACTAATAGTAATTCCATATCTGTCGAATTGATGGATGAAAAAACAGATTGGATAAATAAAATAACTCATGCAGCGCAATTATAATATGATAGCCATATCTGGTAATGCCAGAAGTGGAAAGGACACATTAGCGCAACTCATAATGTTGTATGCTACTGGAAAAAAGAAAAGGTTAAGGAGAGTAGCATTTGCAGATTCTCTTAAGAAGGAAACTGATGACTTTTTAATGAGCGCAGTTGGAATTAGTAGCTTCACTAAAAATGATGAAGAAAAGGCTAAGATAAGGCCTTTCCTTGTTTTTTACGGAACCGATTTTATTAGAAGTTTTGATGACAACCATTGGATCACAGAGACTGAAAAATCTATGACACTTGGTGATGATTATGTTATTACTGATATGAGATTTAGGAACGAGTTTGATTGGGTGAAAAGTCACGCTGGTTATACCATCCACCTTGAACGTGTCTTGGCTGATGGTACAATGGTCCCTCCAGCAAATGAGCACGAAAAAAGGAATAATGAAGAACTTAAACAGATTTCTGATCACATTATTACGTGGCCCGATTTTAGTAACCCAGCAGACCAATTCCAATTCCTTAACGAAATAGATTTATTCAACAAATTACCGATATAACAACAATATGACAGATAAACAAGTAAAATCAATAGCTAAAGACTATATCAAAAAGGCCACAGAACTTAGCTCAATAAGCAGATTCTTGTCTGAGAAAAGGTATGATCAATCACAGGAAATTCTAATTAAAGAATACACGACTAAGATGGATCCATTAACTGATGAGGCTATTCAAATGGTGAGAGATGCTTATGATGAAATTGGTCTTGATTGCAATATTGATAAAGACGGCCGCGGTATAATGAGTAACGCTCTTTATGAAAAATTGAAGACAACAGTAAAATTAAGTGAAATTTAAGTTATTGTCGATCAATATGTTATGGCAAAGCCATCAATTTTATGGTGTACAAACCGCTTAAATTAGTAATTTTAATATGTACAAAGGTACGTTAATTTGATATAATACTTATATGGATAGAAAAGATAAAGAATTCTTATGGTGCGAAAGGTATAGACCAAAGAACATTAAAGACTGCATTCTGCCAGTCAATTTGAAAAAAACATTTCAACAAATCGTAGATTCGGGTGAAATGCCTAATATGCTTCTTAGCGGTTCTTCTGGTTTAGGTAAAACGACAGTTGCTCGTGCATTGTGTAATCAGCTTGGATTAGATAGTATACTCATCAACTCTTCAGAAGAAAACGGTATTGACGTTCTTCGATCAAAGATTAAGCAGTTTGCGTCAACTGTTTCGCTTAATGGTGGAAAATACAAAGTTGTCATTTTGGATGAAGCAGATTATTTGAACGCTCAATCCACTCAGCCTGCTCTTCGTGGATTCATTGAAGAATTTAGTTCAAATTGTAGATTCATTTTTACATGTAACTTTAAAAATAGAATCATTGAGCCATTGCATTCAAGGTGCACAGTGATTGAATTTAACACCACTAAAAAACAACTTGCGGAACTCGCTGCAGGGTTTATGGATCGTCTTCAAGAAATTCTTAAGATCGAAGGTGTAGATTACAACAACAAAATTTTAGCTGAACTCATCATGCGCTATGCACCTGATTGGCGACGAGTAATTAACGAATGTCAAAGATATTCCTCATCTGGTGAAATTACATCAGATATTCTTATTGGTCTATCTGATCAAAACATAACGGCGTTGGTTGGCTTTCTAAAGAATAGGGATTTTAAGAGTATGCGCTCGTGGGTTACGAATAATAGTGATATTGATTCATCTGTGATTTTTCGCAGAATTTATGACACACTTTACGATTTTGCTGAATCGCAGTCTATACCAGCGATCATTCTTATACTCGCAGATTATCAATTCAAATCAGCCTTTAGTGCAGATAAAGAACTAAACACGGTCGCGTGTTTAACTGAAATCATGGCTTCAGCCCAGTGGAAATGAGTAAAAGCAATAAGAAAATAAATGTTTTTTCGTTCATCAATTCGATCAATAACGGAAAAGGTGGCAAACATCTCCTTATTGATTCTAAGGCTGATGACACATTAGAAACATCTAATCCAGATGCAATTGAAAAACAATACGTGCCATTTATCATCAACCGTTCTTTTTCAAACTTTAAAGATACAGTTTTATTTGCTAACGAAATGAATTTTCATCCTACTCTTCCAGCAAGAATGCAGTATGATTTTTACCGAAATATCGTAACGGTTAAACGTAGATTTTCTAAATGGGGTAAGAAAAAGGATAAGTCTGCAGACGTTGCTATTATTCAAAAGGAGTACAATTATTCACGTGAAAAAGCTGAAACTGTATATCCTATTTTTAGTGATGATGCCATTAAGGCGCTTAGGAAAAAGCACGACTTAGGAGGTAAAGAGTAACTGTTAATTTTAAGTATGTTTAAGTTTGAGTTTGTATAAATAGATATAACATGATTGAGAAGTTTATAGAATGGACACCCGCAGACATGCTTGAAGTTCGCATCGATGAACCAGATGATTTCTTAAAAATAAAGGAGACACTCACACGTATAGGAGTCTCTTCTAAAAAAGATAAAAATACACTTTATCAGAGTTGCCACATCTTGCACAAACAGGGTCGATATTTTATTGTACATTTCAAAGAGTTATTTTTACTTGATGGAAAGCCTTCAAATTTTACTGAAGATGATCTTTCTCGTAGAAATACTATATCCACACTTCTCTCTGACTGGGGTTTACTTGAAATTGTTATTCCAGAAATGGCTAATCCAAAAACAACACTTAGAGCAATTAAAATAATTTCACATAAAGACAAAAGCCAATGGTGTCTTGAATCCAAATACACCATTGGAAACGTAAAAAAATAATTAAAAAATGAGCACACATAAAAACACTTCACTCGTAGAATCTATAAAAGATATAACAGAGCGTAGCACAATTGAAGAAGCATTTTCACGCCTGCCAGGGCATGTTATTGGAAACGAATTGTATTCTATTAATAGAAAACTTGACATATTTCTCTCTGGACAAATGAATGGCGATGACGTAAACGAAAAGGAGCTTAATCAAATTATTAAATCTTTGACTAATATTAAGAAAGAAGTAAAAAGATTTAATAAAAAGGAAGATGTTCCTGTTTCCTACATGTATAAAAAGGAATCTGTTAGTGAAATGACCAAATATTTCAAACCTCATTGGATGTACAACCCAAAAGACGGAGAAAAAGAATGGGCTGAAAAACCAGAAGACCACGAGAGATTAAACGCTAAAGGATGGGTTCATGAAGATCCATTGGATGAAAGTAAAAGCGAAAATAAGAAAGACATCGCGGATCTCGAAAAGTTAATTAAGAACCCAGATCCATCTAAGGTAAAGGAATACGGAGGCACCAAGTATGTCGATATGCTTAAAGCGAAAGTACGTAAACTAAAAGAAAACACATCAGTTGAAGAAGCGAGTTCCCGAGGTCATGATTGGCTTGTTTTCAACCTAGATACTAAAAAGGTCAAGTACTTTAAAACGTATGATGCCGCTAGTAAATTTGCTATGAGCAAAGGAGGAGTCATTGCCACGTCAGCATATTTCCACGACAACAAAGATAAATTTTTTGAAGGTGCTGACAGTAAGAATGAACAATCTGTACGAAAAGATTCGATAAAAGAACTTGATGAGGCAAAAGCACCCGAAGAATATTTAGATTTTCAAAGCGATGATAAGAGTTTTAGAGTCTATCAAGTAAACAACAAATACGGTGAATCTTCAGTAAAACCTGCTGAAAAGGCAAACGAAAATTGGGCAGGAGGAGCCCCAATAGTTAAAACCTTTAAAAAAGTTTCAAAGGCGCCAATTCCGAAAGGCAAGTTTTGGGTTTTAGACTCTGAGGATTATTACTATTGGTTCGTAAAAGCAGATGATTCTTGGTATGCGCTTAATAAAAAATATTCTTGGAAAACATCTACTTTCGCTTAATGTTAACAAATAACACTATGAGCGACACTGAAAAATATTTACTACCACACGAAAAGAAACGTTTAGCTGAAGCTTATAAAATTGCTTGGACGCCAGACCAATTAAAGTCTATAGACAATGCCTCATCTAAGTTAAATGCTTTCTTAAAGAAAAAGTTTTCTGCCGGTAAGATAAGGATTAAATGGTCTCAAGGCCGTGGCGGTATTGCCATTTTTGTAAAAGGTAGAATGGAAGGCCCCACTTTTGATAGCGAAGAAGACGCTAAAGAATATTTGAAAAAGCTCGGAATTAAAGTATCTGAGTAAAACTAATACAACACAAACAACACAAATAACACAAACAACACAAACAACACAAATAAACCAATGAGTACTGAAAAATATTTACTACCACACGAAAAGAAACTTTTAGCTGAAGCTAAAATTACAGGTCAAGATAGAGAACGCCTTGATAGCTTAATCTCTTTATATATCGGAGCAACAGGTCCTGAGGCGCATTATTATTATGACGGAAATGTTCCTGATGATGAAAAGATTTTAAAGGATATTGAAAAAGAGTTTGGATCAAAAATTGCTAAAGATGTTAGTAATGGAGAGAATGTTTTTCATTATGGTAGAGATAATAATCAAGGAGGCCGCTTAACATATGGGGATGCAACACAACATCGTGGTGCAAGACGCATCACAAAAGGTGGCAAACTTAATAAGCAGGACGCGAAAAAACTTAAAAAGGATATTAAAGATATTTTAAAGAATACAAAAACAAATAGAGGTTTTCGGGCACACAATTTAAAAGGAAAATTACCAGAGAGTAACTAATCTAAAGTATAGTACCAAAAACAAGGCCCTTCAGAATTCTGAAGGGCCTTTTTTATCCACTTTGTTATGTACAAATAGCCAAAAATATGGTATAATTCTTTTATGATTCTAGGTGGTTTTTATACAAGTGTCGAAAGGTTTGCTAACAATCTTCTTTATCGAGGTTATGACGATGATGGCAAAAAAATATCTCATCGCATCAAGTACAAACCTACGCTTTATCTAAAGTCTAAAAAGCGTTCAACAACATGGGAATCTTTAGATGGCCATCCGGTAGAGCCTCTACAATTTTCGTCAATGTCTGAATTCAGGGATTTTCAAAAAACATATCGTGATGTTCCTGAATTTAAAATTTACGGCAACGATAGACATATTCCAGCGTTTATACAAAAACAATTCCCAAACGAAATTCCCTATGATCGTAGATCTGTCGACATCGCATCATTAGATATTGAAACCTCTTTTGGCGATGGGTTTCCAGAAGTTGACAATCCTGTTAATGAGATTTTGACAATCGCGTATAAAAGTTCAAAGGATGACACGTATCGTGTATGGGGACTTAAACCGTATGATGAAACAAAAACATCATTGCCAAAACAAATGAAAATCGAGTATCGCCAATTCACTAATGAGAGTTCAATGTTAGAAGCTTTCATTGAGTTTTGGTCTGATCCCGATAATACACCAGACATAATTACAGGTTGGAATACTCGTTTTTTCGATATTCCATACATGATTTCCCGAATGGCTTTCCTCCTCGGTGAAGAAATCGTTCGCAATCTATCGCCATGGCGTAAAATTGAAAGAAGGGATATTCACATCAAAGGTAGCTCTCGCACTACATTTGATATTTCTGGTATTCAACACTTAGATTACATGGAATTGTTTAAGAAATTCGCTTATACGTATGGTGAGCAGGAATCATATTCACTCAATCATATCGCAAGTGTTGTTTTGTCTGAAAAGAAATTAGACTATTCTGAAATCGGAACTCTGCGAGATCTATACGACATCGACTATCAAATGTTTGTTGACTATAACATTAAGGATGTCGAGCTTATTGAAAGAATGGAAGAAAAGCTTGGTCTTATTACGTTGGTTATGACTATGGCTTATCTTGGTGGTGTGAATTATCAGGACACGCTTGGGACTACAGCTATATGGGATTCAATTATTTTCCGCCGCTTGGCTAGAAAGAAGATTGCTGTACTTCCTTCAGAAAACAAAACAACAGAAGCATTCCCTGGTGGGTATGTGAAGGAACCACAAGTAGGAATGCATGATTGGGTGATGTCTTTTGATCTCAACTCACTTTATCCAAGTTTAATTGTGCAATACAATATGTCGCCAGAGACACGACTTACGATGAATGGTGCGGAAGGTGCAATTGCTGCAAATGGTGCGATATTTAGTAAAGCTAAAAAGGGAATTATTCCAGAAATTGTCGAAGAACTTTACGCTAAACGTGTTGAAGTAAAAGGTGAAATGCTTGAGGCTAAAAGTAAACTTGAAACAATTTCTAAACACAAAAGAGGTGAGTATTTAGCAACATCATCGCAAGTAGCTCGTCTTGAAACACTTCAAATGTCGATTAAGATTCTTTTGAATTCGCTTTATGGAGCAATGGGTAATAAGTATTTCCGTTATTTTGATTTACCGACCGCTTCAGGTATTACACTTACTGGGCAAGCTGTAATTAAACATGCAGAAAACCATGTAAACAATTTTTTAAACAACTTTCTTGGTGGCCCTGAAAAAGATCGTATCATTGCAATGGACACTGACTCACTTTATGTTGGTGTATCTGATGTGATTGATAAGTTCAAACCAAAAAAGCCAGTAGCATTCCTTGACGAATTCGCTAGTAAAGCAATTGAGCCTATGTTAGAAAAGGCTTTCGATACTTTTGCTAAAGATACTAAAGCTTACGTAAATAGGATGGTGATGAAACGTGAAGCTATCGCTGATCGTGGTATTTGGACAGCGAAAAAAAGATATATTCTCAATGTACACAATAACGAAGGTGTACAATATGCCACACCCAAGATTAAGATGAAAGGTATTGAGGCAGTAAAATCTTCAACACCGCAGGTTTGTCGAACAGCCATGCGGGAAATGTTTAAAATCATTGTTACAGGCGACGAGGAAGAAACACAAAAAGCTATTAGTATTTTTAAAACACACTTTAAGAGTCTTCCTGCAGATGAGGTCGCATTTCCACGAGGCATATCAGACGTACGAAATTCTTATAACAAATCTACGATATACAGCAAAGGTACCGCAATTCATGTTCGAGGAGCGCTTTTATACAATCACCACCTTAAAGCTCAAGGCTTAGAAAAGAAATACGAACTTATTCAGAATGGTGACAAGATCAAATTTGTTTATCTTATGGTGCCTAACACAATTCAAGAAAATGTCATATCGTTTCCATCACATCTTCCGGCTGAATTATCTCTAGATAAATATATTAACTATGATCTACAATTTGAAAAGACATTCCTCAGTCCAATCAATATTATTCTTAATGCGATTGGTTGGACAGCTGAACCTCAAGCCGATTTACAAGAATTCTTTTTTTAAACACTAAATAATAAAAACAAAATGAACCACTGGGTAAAAGACATTTATGATATGCACACAAAATACGGTGTAAAAGAGGCGATAGAAAAATTAACACACGAGCAACTCCGTGAATTTTTAGAATTTAGAATTCGGTTTCTAGAAGAAGAGCTCAACGAAACAAAAAAAGCTGTTGATGAAAATGACGCTGAAGAAGTTGTTGATGGTTTGATTGATATGTGTGTTGTCGCTATTGGTACCTTAGATGCATTTGGAATAAATCCATATAAGGCTTGGAACGAAGTCAAAATCGCAAACATGTCAAAGAAAGTTGGTGTTAAAGAGTCTCGGCCTAATAAGATGGGACTTCCAGATTTGATTAAACCAGCAGACTGGAAACCGCCATGTCATAAAGGTAACCACGGAAAACTTGATGATCTATTAGAAAACAAATGAATTATAGTCTAACAATATTTAATTCGATATTCGATAATAAGACACATCGTACGATGAGCTTTCCTACGTGGGAAAAGTTCGAAAAATTATTATACGAATTAAGTAAGAGACCAGGATATAAACCAAAACGGGGTGAAAGAAAAAATGGTTCACCTCTTATAACGCCTGCGTCATTTACTGAAAACACCACACGCGCTAATAAGAACGTTATTTCTTGGTGTGGTTGGGTGGCTTTAGATATTGATGATTACGAAGAAACATTTGAAGACGTGATTCAAACCTTTAAAGGCCATCATTTTGTGTGCTATAGTTCAGCATCATCCACGAAAGAAAAGCCAAAGTTCAGAATAGTTTTTCCACTATCACGACACGTCAAGTCTGATCAAATAAAACATCTTTGGTTTGCTCTTAATCAGGAATATAACCATTTAGGCGATCCTCAAACGAAGGATTTGTCTAGAATGTACTATGTTCCAGCGCAATATCCTAACTCATATAATTTTATTTTTACTCACCACGGCCCACATCTCGATCCTGATAAATTGATGGAGAAACACGACTTTGTCAATAAAGGCACCAATAGCTTATCGTCTAATCTCCCACCTGCGATTCAGGAAGAACTTAAGAAGCATTTTGCGAATAAGCTCACAAATAAAAACTATACATGGTCTTCGTATCGTGATTGCCCATTTATCAATAAACAACTCGTAGCGGAATATTCAACGATTAACGAATCGGGTTGGTATCATCATATGTATAGGATTATGTTGAGTATTGCGGCAAATGCCGTTAGAAGAGGATTTCCAATCACACCAGAAATAGTAGAGTCGCTTGTTCGAGAAATAGATATGGACAATGGAGGATGGTATAAGAGCCGTCCTGTGAAGGTTGAAGCGACTAGAGCAATAGAATTTGCCATAATGAATGGTGCTCTATAGCAGTTTGGCGAAAAAAAGTGCAATCATAAGTGGTTGGTTTACAATAAGTTATGAAAAAAGTGCATTTTTATGCATTTTTTTTGTTTACAAACCGCTGTTTTTGTGGTATAATATATATAGAAAGGTAAGGAAACCAACTATATTATGAAAAACACTAACACAAAAACCACCACAAACTACATGCACCGCATGCGCGAACAGCACACGTACGAATGGCACGGGGTAGAACGCACAATCGATGTTGGAGAAGAGATCACTAACAAGACCAAAACACCATACAAGAATGACAAATACTTCTATGTCTTAGGTCATGGAATTAAGATAATCATCCCTAACGAAAAAGTAGAAGTCGTCAAATTAACTAAGGTGGTCACCACCGAATTGACAGAGGAAGTTGTAGGATAATTGAAACACTAATATAATATTATGGAAATTAGAACGGATTGGAATTATGTTGCCACGCTTTGCTGTATCGGCTTATTTGGTATTTTAATATGTGGAATGGCCAAATGGATTGATGAACAATCGCAGCGTATTGATACTCTAGAATTAGAGATGATATCACTAAAGGGGCCCGTAAAAGTAAATAAACCGAAAGTTTACTGGCACGGTAAAGTATATTAATATGGAAGGATATAACGCTCAAATATATACTCATGAATAATAACACGCATAAGAGAGAGGTACTAGAAGCTCTGGATGCACTACTGAAGAGTGTAGGTGATCAGCTAAATATCTTAGAGGCTCTAGATAAGGATGAATCAGATAGTGGGTCATATGATCTACATGATCAGTTGGATAATTTGTTCACAGCACACCACTCACTAGCTAGATGTGTTAAGAGGTCAATGTTAGTAGTACCACAATAGGAACACTGATATAATAATAATATGCAAGAATACACAGTAAAAGTAGAAGACAATGGTGATAAGTCTTGGTATCAAAATGGTAAGCGCCATCGTGAAGACGGTCCTGCTATTGAATATGCTGATGGTGATAAGTATTGGTATCAAAATGGTAAACGTCACCGTCTAGACGGTCCTGCTTGTGAATGGGCTAATGCATATAAGTTTTGGTATCAAAATGGTAAACGTCACCGTCTAGACGGTCCTGCTGTTGAATATGCTGATGGATATAAGGCTTGGTATATTGAAGGTAAAAAACTTACCGAAGAAGAGTTTAATAATCGTAATAAAGTCGAAGTAACTCTCGAAGATATCGCCGAAGCAATGAACATCGATGTTGACAAACTTCGTATTAAGGAATAATATTGTGCAAGAACAAAACGGAATGGTAGATGACAACGGTGATAAGTTTTGGTATCAAAACGGTAAGCGTCATCGGTTAGATGGACCTGCTATTGAATATGCTAATGGCACTAAGGGTTGGTATCAAAATGATAAGCTTCATCGCGAGGATGGGCACGCCATTGAGTATGCTAATGGCGCTAAGGGTTGGTATCAAAATGATAAGCTTCACAGGCTAGATGGACCTGCTGTTGAACATGGCGATGGCTTTAAGGCCTGGTATCAAAATGACAAGCGTCATCGTGAGGATGGACCTGCTTGTGAATATGCTGATGGTGATAGGTATTGGTTTATTGAAGGTAAAGAGCTTACCGAAAAAGAATTTAACGATAGAAACAACAAAGTCGAAGTTACTCTTGAGGACATTGCTAAAGCTATGAATATCGATGTTGATAAGCTTCGTATTAAGGAATAAGATCATGGAAGAATATAAAGCAAAAGCGATGAAGCCAAGAAAATACGCGTATTTACAAAAGGTAGAAAATAGCGAAAGACGCACAAACGCAAATTCCGAATACACACAAATCGTAACCGAAGATATGGAAGTCTATTTCTTCACCAATGACGAATTAGAAAATGCAAAATTAAGAGCTACTAAAAATTCGGAAGATCAGAAACTTATTGAAATTACGTACGTCGGAAAAGAATTATTGTAAAATGGTGGATTTTAATATGTACAAATGGTTAAATATAGTATAGAATATAGATATGGACAATGTTAGCGATATAAGAAACGAGTTTATTAGGCTCTACAATAACAAAGAATTTGTTATAGATAAAAGTGGTGTAAAAACACTTGAATACATAGGTTCATCCTTCAATGCAGATGAGTCTGCTATCTTTGGAAAACCGAATAAAGACTACATCAAACGTGAAATTGATTGGTACACTTCCCAATCTTTGGACGTCGATGATATTGAAGGCAAAACACCGAAAATTTGGCAAGATATTTCATCCCGTTCTGGCCTCATACATTCTAATTATGGTTATCTTATCTACTCAGATGAAAACGAAAACCAATATGCGAGTTGTTTAAATGCGCTATTGGATAATAAGAATACACGCCGTGCAATTATGATCTATACTCGGCCTCAAATTCAAAGACAGTATGACAGAAATGGTATGTCTGATTTCATATGCACTAACAGTGTACAATACGTTATTCGCAACAATAAGCTCCATGCTATCGTCAATATGCGTAGTAATGATGTTATTTTTGGTTATCGAAACGATTGGGCATGGCAAAAGCATGTATTATCTAAACTCGTTAAAGAGTATAACGACACAGCACGCCGGCACAACAATTATGTAGACGTCTCTGTTGGAGATATCACATGGCAGATAGGATCTTTACATGTCTATGAACGACACTTCAAATACATTGAAGATGAAATTTCTAAGCGTATTAGAATGTCACACAATAATTCACTTGCTGACAAAATACTATAACATTATGAATGATAATTATAAACACAAACTATGTTTCGTTGATCTTGAAACAACAGGTTTAGACCGAAAGAAAAACGACATTTTTCAACTTTCTGCGATTATTACAGATCCTTCTGGTGATAATGTGTTGGATAAAATCACACTGAGTTTTAAACCATACCAACTCAACGATTATGAAGAAGCTGCATTTGAGAAAACCGGAGTCACCCTTGAATATTTAAATTCACTTGAACTTGATTCTCTGACAGCAAGGGATATATTTATAGATTTTCTTAAAAAACATGTAGACCCATTTAATAAAAGCGATAAGCTTCAGTTTATTGCTTATAACGCACCATTTGATTCTGAATTTTTAAGAGAGTGGTGGAATAAGGCAAACGATCCTTATTTTGGAAGCTTATTTTGGAATCCGCCTATCTGTGTTATGCAAGCTGCAGCGTGGTTTGTACGACGCGTCAGAGGAGCTTTATTTAATTTCAAATTGGGAACAATTTGTGAAGCTGCTGAACTAGGGTGGGATGACTCTAAAGCGCATGACGCAGAATACGATATCACAAAGACTCTCGAGCTTTATCGATATTTGTCTAAAACGATGCACTAAATAGCATTAAGTGTTTAACTAATATTGTGTACAAGACTACAAAACTATGGTATAATTAACTTATGAAAAACAACGCCAAAGACTACAAAACTAAAGTAAAAAAACGTAAGCGAATCCACGCTAAAAGTAAAACATCTCACTTAAAACAAAGTAAACTCTATAAAAAGAAATATAGAGGACAAGGAAAATAAACGTAAACAAATATGGGAAAAACAATATTATCACAAATGTACGATGAAGAATCTTCCGATCAACACGCAAACAGCGCAGACACGTTTGCAAATTACGCAGGACTTAATAGCACAGTCTCGACTAAACCCGTAACTCCTGCTGACGTTCTTAAAATGTGCTCAGATCTTCAAATTAAAAAATCAAACGACTATCAAAACCCTCATTCGATTATACGCCAAGCTGATTATTATCCTCGTGGTGTATCTTCTATTCTCGATATCATCCACGCAAAAACTCTGCGGATGCGTTCTGTGATCGAAGCAATTGAAAGTGACGATGCGTATAAAGAAAACTTCGAATCGATTGAAGATTCAGCTATGGATTTAATCAATTACGCTTCTTTTCTTGTATCATATATGAATGGAGGTATCGATGGTCAAGAAGTCGACCGTGATTTTCTTAATAGAAAGATAAGTATAAAATAGATGAAAAACATATCAATCATTTTAGGTAGAGGCATTGAAGGTTGTGGCGTAACGAAATTTACTATCGAACAATGTAAATACTTTGAAAAAAGCTCGGCATATAAATATAAGGTGTTTGCGTCTAAGGATAAATCTTGGACTCGTAAAGACGCGCATTCGACAAATCATATTCAACAGCTTAAGTTCGCTAATGATGATGATGTTGACGAAATGATTAAAGAGATTAACGAAAGTGACATCGCAATAATAAATTCTTTACCAGCTTCAAGTTTAAAGGAAAAGCCAATTGAAAATTTTAAAAGAATGCTCGATCAAATCGATGTGCCAGTTGTTCTCATCCAACACGATCATTCAATGCAATCTATTCGACGTAATGCAGCACTAGACGAAGCGATTAGAAAGGCAGATATTATATTTGTGCATTCAACCTCGAATGATTTTGCTAAATACGCCCGCGAAAAAGTTGGTGGTGGAGTAACACTTTTTGGTACAGAACCTGGCACGTCAATTATTGCATTTCAGCCAGGAATGTATTTTGACGATGTTAGAAATAAGTATTGGAAATCTGAATGTCTTAATCCTAAACATCACAAATGGATTGGGCGAACTACATCTTGGAAAGGCTATCAAGAAATGTTTAAATACCACAATGCGCACCTTGCACCAAGTGGTATGTTAACTACATTTGAAGGAATTGAACGTTCTCCTGCGTATCTTGGTTTTAGGGAATTATCTGTCTTCAAAGGATTACTCGGAGAAAATATTGACACCTACGACTTTAGCGATGGGTATGGAAGCGACGTACATGTTTTCGGCCCATATATTCAAGAAGAAATGCTTGAAAGAATGTCTAACGTTGGATTTGGTTATCAGCTTTCAAGAATGAAAGAACATTTTATTCAGCGGTCAATCGAGTATACACATTGTGAAGTTGTTTGTACTGGCACTATTCCAGTTTTCAATAAAAGGTACGGCGATGCATGTACACATAGGCTATATAATAAAAAACTTACTGCGTGTGAAAACAGTGGAACCATTTGGCTCGACGAAAACAACCTTGAAGAAAATCTAAATCAGATGCTTGAAATTGATAACGATACGGCTCTCCGTGAAAAAATGAGAAATGAAGCTTACAGTTTTTATAAATCTCACCAAGACGCATCTTACACGTTTAATGATATGATGGTTTCAATAGCTGAAAACATAGACGTTTAGAATCGATAAATAAAAAAAACATGAATAACAATATTACCCACGCAGCGATTGTACCACTTATTGGTGGACTCCCCTTAGCTATGGAAAGCGTATTCGGCAAAAAGCCGGAGTATGTTTTATCGTATACGCCATTTGAGGCAAATGATTCTCAATACCTCGCACACCACTCAAACACATTACCGTATTATCAGATAGACAAAATGACTCATGAAAATTGGATTCCTAAAAAGTCGATTGATGTTGTTGGTGCTACGTGCCCTTGCGCTGGTCTATCTTCTCTAAGTCCATCAGCATCCACAGATAATAAAGCAAATGATTGGATGGTGGAATCAGCCAAGTTTGTGCTAGGCAAAGTTAAGCCAAAGGTGTTTTGGGGAGAAAACGCACCTCGACTTGCTTCTAAAATGGGAGAACCAATTGTAAAAAAACTACGCCTTATTGCTAAGAAACACGGTTATACGTTATCTCTATATAAGACTAAATCTAAAATGCATGGCCTTAGCCAAACCCGCGATAGAGCGTTCTATTTCTTTTGGCGCGGAGAAGAAATCCCTTATCACCATTTCTTTTTTAGAAACTATGAAAAGGTTGAAGATACAATCGCTAATACAGCATTCCGCGAAGATGATTGCATGAATCAATTGACAAATTCCCGTAAACCTTCTGAAAACCCTTTTTATCGATATGTTCTTGAAGAAATTGAAGGAGGCATTAGTCATGAAGAATTTCAGAAAAAGATTGAAAGAAGCATTAATCCTCTCGACTATTTAGAAAATCACGGCGTTAAATATGGGACTGTTTCTAAGTGGATGGACAAAAACGGTTATAGTAAAGAAGCTAATAGGTGTTTAGAAATTCACAAAAAGCTTGAGTCTGGAGGAAATATTATGAGAAAAACCACAGAAATTCCAAAGGATTACATTGGTGCATTCGTTGGGCATATGCCAATGTGGCTTACTCATCCAACTGAAGATCGCTATCTCACCATCCGCGAGTGTTTAACGATTATGAAAATGCCTAACGACTTTCAATTACAGGGAGGCAAAAAAAACCTTAACATGATTTGTCAAAACGTTCCAGTGACAACTGCTATGGATATGTCACAAATTATTTATGATTGGCTAAATGGAGAATTGGATTCTAAAAAGGCTGAATTTGCTGTTTTTGATAATAGAAATCAAACTTACGAATTTGAAGAAATCCCACAAACGTTAGAAAAATTCATATAAGGTAATTATGTTATGTACAAATAGTAAAATTTATTATATAATAGAAGTAGAAAGTAAAGAAACAATATGTCATTATTAGAAAAACTAAAAAAATCGTCACGATCTAAAGAAGTAGCAATTCTTTCAGAATCAAAACTTTTCTCTGAAAAGGAACTCACACAAACACCAGTGCCAATGATCAACGTAGCGTTATCAGGCACAATTGATGGAGGATTAGCGTCTGGCCTAACAGTTTTGGCTGGCCCGTCAAAGCACTTTAAAACATCCTTTGCGTTGTTAATGGCTGCGTCCTATCTTAAAGAACATAAAGATTCTGTTTTACTCTTTTATGATTCAGAATTTGGTTCTCCTCAAGCGTATTTCGAATCTTTTGGAATTGATACTAATCGGGTATTGCATACGCCAGTTACAAATATTGAAGAATTAAAATTTGATCTTGTACATCAGCTAAATGAAATTTCTAGGAAAGACAAGGTGATTGTTGTTATTGATTCTGTAGGAAATATCGCATCAAAGAAAGAAGTAGAGGACGCAGAAAATATGAAATCAGTTGCAGATATGACAAGAGCTAAGGCACTTAAAGGTCTATTTCGTATGATTACACCTATGCTAACACTGAATGATATCCCATTGCTTGCTATTAATCACACTTATATGGAGCAAGGATTATTTCCAAAGGCAGTTGTAAGCGGCGGAACTGGTGTAATGTATTCTGCTGATAACGTTTGGATTATTGGACGTAGACAAGATAAAGATGGTAGTGAAGTAAAAGGATATCACTTTGTAGTTAACGTCGAAAAATCACGATTCGTAAAAGAAAAATCAAAAATTCCTATCTCAGTTTCTTGGGAAGGAGGTATTCAAAAATGGTCTGGTTTATTAGATGTTGCTCTAATAGGCGGATATGTTATTAAACCTAAAAATGGTTGGTATCAAGCCAGAAACCCTAACACAAACGAAGAGCTTTCTACAAATGTTAGAGCTAAACAAACCCTTAAAAAGGAATTCTGGACGCCAGTGTTTGAAAATACAGATTTTGCGGCGTATATTGAATCTCGCTTTAAGATCGGAAATGTTGAAATGGTAATAGAAGAAGAAGAAGGAGAAGAAGACAATGGCGGCGAATAAAATTGATATAGACAAATATGTACAATTTGTTGAGAAGGGTGATAGCGAACTTTATGCATTGAAAATCATAAAAGGTACTTACACCGATGTAATATACACATATGGGAAAGTAGAGATAAAAGGTTCAGTTGATCAGCCAGTTTTAAAATTTGATTTTATTATCAACGAACCATCGAAGGGCAAAAGAAAAAAGAAGTTAGAAAAGTCCAAAGCATTTAAAACACTTATAGGTGATATTCTTGTCAACCTTATTGAAGAAAAAATTGATGACAAACCTGCAACAACTGATAATTAAAACAATAACGGCCGATGAAATATATTGTCGAAAAGCACTACCTCATATTAAAGCTGAATATTTTGAAAACGAATATAAGCCCGTTTATGAGCTTATCTTAAGTTTCTTATCAAAATTTAATAAATTGCCAACATCCTCTGCCCTAAGTGTGGAGTTTCAAAAGAGTGATTTTATAAATAGATCTAATAGTAATGATATACACAATTTAATACTTGATCTGGAAAATAATGAGAAAGTTGACAGAGAATGGCTACTGAACTCTACCGAGGAATGGTGCAAAAATAGGGCAGTCTATCTTGCAATCATTAAATCAATCGGCATCATCGATGGAAAGGAAAAAGAACTAACTGATGGTGCTATCCCCGGAATCCTATCCAAGGCGCTACAAGTGTCTTTTGATACGAATGTTGGTCACGATTATTTTGAAAACGCAGATAACAGATACGAATTCTATCATACGCAAGAAGATAAAATCCCCTTCGACATATCGCTACTTAACACCATTACAAAAGGAGGTGTTTCGAATAAAACTCTCAATATTATTCTGGCGGGCACTGGTGTGGGAAAAAGTTTGGCGATGTGCCACTTTGCTTCTGCCAATATCTCCGCTGGACGCAATGTTTTATACATTACTCTTGAAATGGCAGAAGAAAGGATTGCTGAGCGAATCGATGCCAATTTACTTGACGTCCCGATTGATCAACTTGAGACGTTGCCTAAACAACTTTTTAATTCCAAAGTTGATCAGATCAAAGAGAAGTCTCGAGGAAAGCTTATCGTTAAGGAATATCCAACAGCAACAGCACATGTAGGTCACTTCCGCGCCCTTTTAGATGAACTAAAACTTAAAAAGGATTTTAAACCCGATGTGATATTTGTTGACTATCTTAACATTATGGCATCAGCGCGTATCAAAGGTCTAGGTGGTTCGGTGAACACCTATTCGTTAATTAAGGCGATTGCTGAAGAGCTACGAGGTCTTGCTGTAGAAACTAATGTTCCTGTTTGGTCTGCAACACAGGTAACGAGAACAGGTTTTGGCAATACTGATGTTGAGTTAACTGATACTTCAGAATCATTTGGTTTGCCTGCAACTGCTGACTTAATGTTAGCACTTATTTCGACAGAACAGCTTGAAGAAATGAATCAGCTCATGGTTAAACAATTGAAAAACCGATATAACGATCCTACACAAAATAAAAGATTTGTTGTTGGAATTGATAGGTCAAAAATGCGACTATACGATGTAGAGGATTCTGCTCAGACACTTTCAAGTGATGAAATTACTCATACTCCAGTTTCCAATAAAGATTTTTCAGCCTTTAAAATATAATGATTGCTGTATATGGATTAGATAAAGATCGAAAAGCTATGGTAAAGTCCATTTGTGATTATACCATCCAGTTGTTAATGCCAAGAATGAAAAATAAATTGAACATCAAATTTAAATTTATTGATGATTTGGTTTCAAGCGATGGGGTTTATGGCGATTGCGAATGGTTAGGAGAAACGTGTAGACGCCCTAGAAACTTTTTTATTCGAATCGATTCATCACAGGAAAACCAGCTAATGTTAGAAACTGTGGCTCATGAACTTGTACACGTAAAACAGTATGCTCGCGGAGAAATGAAAGAGCTTGTTAGATCATCTAAATACACAAGATGGAAAGGTAAGGATATCAATCACCGCAAATTAAACTATTACGATCAGCCGTGGGAAATAGAAGCACATGGCAGAGAGACGGGTATATTCATTAGATGGCTAAGCGAAAGCAAATGGAAAAAGTGTAAATGGTGCAAATATTAAAAGCTCATTTATTATAAATAGAATTGAATACTACACACGATGGGAAAAATGCTAGAATTTAAAGATTATATAACAGAAGACATATCAACCGGATCTCTAGAAAAAGCCAAAACATTAATATTAAGATACCTTCGCAAAAAGACAGGTACTTCAAAAATGTTTGCAACTTTAGGATTAGAGAAATATAAAAATACGAATGGCGCAGGTTACGGATTACGTTTTTATGCACCAGGAAAAAAGATAGAATCTTGGAGATTTAACTGGGTAAACGTTGGAGGTGCTAATAGTAGCAACTTAGCTTCAATAGATTTTTGGAATGGTTCTACTCAAGGACCGACATACCACCTATCCTTTGACCGTGATGTTTCTTTAGTTAAAATTCTTCCACAAGTAGCGGATATGCTTAAATCCGGAAAGATCACAACTGGTAGATTTTCTACATATCCATCAGACATCCCACTTAACGAAGATGTAGAATTAGAATCAAGTGAAGTTTTATGCGAAGCAGTTGATCCTGATGATGCGTATGATAATGTTATATCATTAGTATCAAGTCCTGGATTCACTAAACAAAAGGTTTTTAAAGTTTGGAAAAGCGTAGGTATTAAAATATTTGATGAGCTAGAGTCTCAGAATCCTGCACTAATTAAAAAAGTTGGTCGTCAATATATTTGGAAAGGTAAGAAAGCGGACATTAAAAAACTTTTATTACAGAAACAAACAATCCTTGATTCAATTGGTGTAGTTACTGGTAAAGTTAAAAGTGGTTCCTCGACTGAAAGATACGCTAAAGACGCGCAACTTGACGAACTAGATTCACAACGCGAAAAACTTACATATGAAAACCAATTAAATGATCTAGAAAATCTTATTAAGATGACCGCGTCAGGTGCCTCAAATGCGTTGTTTATTGCAGGTCGAGGAGGTATAGGTAAAACATATACTGTAGAAAAAGTGTTAGGCGAAATTGGTCTTTCTGATGGACAAGGTTACTTTAAAAACACTGGTACTGCATCAGCTGCAGGTATATATTCTCTACTGTTTAAATACAAAGACGAAATCGTACTATTCGATGATTCCGACGATGCTTTAAAAGACCAAGAAGCACGAAACATGTTTAAAGCTGCAACCGATACGAAAAAGGTAAGAAAGCTAGTGTGGAATAAAATGGGTAAGAATGTCGTTGATCCAGATGAAGATATGACTGATGAGGAAATCCTTGATCAAGGGAAAATCCCACGTTATTTTGAATTTACGGGTAAAGTCATATTCATCTCCAACTTGAAAATAGATAAGCTCGATCCTGATGGTGCAATTCGTACAAGGGCCTTTATGATTGAAATAGATCCAACCGATGTTGAAATCTATGACTTCATGGAAACAATCGTAGACAAAATTAAATTGGATGGTGATTTGGAATTAGATTCCGCAACACGTAAAAAGACAGTTGACTTACTTCGTAAAGGAACGTCTAAACAAACCGCTAACTTACGTAAACTGTCGCGAGCTTTGAATATGCAGGCAGGTACTATCAAATCTGGTGTTAATATTTCAGACAACGATCTATCACGAATGATTGAAACTTATGCTTAATATTAAAACATTTCAAGCGTTTCTTACCGAAGGAACTAAACTAGCTCCAGGAGAATTGAAAAAGACTGCCACTGGAGGTCCTAATGCAGGAAAAGAACGTACGGAAATCTTATCAAATAAGATACGTAAACAAGAACCTCTTACACTCGCGAAAGGAGGAGAGTTTCAAGTTGTAGACGTACAAGGTGCATTAGCATCAATTGAACAGTTCAAAAAAGATGGCAAAAGTTTTAATTTAATCGGTAAGGATGAAACTAAAATATCTTCGTCAGATTTACTTAAAACAAAAGAATTTGGTGGAGGAGCAGGAGCTGGTGGAGGTACTGCAAGTACAGCAATTGGTGAATCAGCCCAGTGTGTTTGGATGGCAGCAATGCTCGATATTGGTCACGCAATGCCAATTGAAAGTTTTACAGATGAAGTTCTTACAAAGGCTTTTAAAAAAGTAAGTGTTGGAAAAACTCAACTTGAAGAAATTTTAGGAATTGACGAGAGTTGGAAAGTTTCATCCTATCTTACTGCACAGTATGTTATAGCGAATAGTATAATCGAAAAAGGCATGACTTTCCATCGCGATGATAACTTAATGAAAGCAATCTATTCTGCTAAAAACACAGCATTCAAGAATAACGACTTTCAACCACTCCCGGATGATAAGTGGAATCCCGGCGATATTTGGGTTGTAGACACCGACTTTAAATTTAACGAACTCAACACTACAACAGTTGAAGATTTGAACGACGATATTCTTGACTTATATCTCCAAAAGCGTCTGGTTGGTATTTCTCTAAAGAAAGTGTCAAAAGCTGTTAAAGGTGTTGAAAAGAATGTTCAGCGCCCGCCTGAAACTGAAGATTACATATACTCAGCAGGACACATCAAAGCGATTGTGCGCGGCGAGTGGTATACAACTAAAGCGAATTACATTACTCATAAGTATGGTCAACTTGATATTCGTCCTAATTCTGCGTTTGGGTCTCATAAAGTTGAGATTAAAGGTAAAGGCGCTCGAGGTGGGGGTGCATCTTGGGGTGTTATGTCCGATGCTGCAAAAAGAATCTATAGAAGACAACTCCCTAAGAATTCAGTAATCAAAAAGGAAGCTCAACTAATTGCTAAGGGAGATAAAAAGGCTATTAGTAATTTCACACAAATGCTTCAGGGTGTTGATAAAAGAATAACAGAAGACGAAGTGATAGAAAAGCTTAATGGCTTAGGTAAAAATTCTGCAGTGTGGATTCATGGTAAACTAGGTGGCTTATACGTAATTAATCTTATTTCAAAGGGCGGCATTAAAGCTAATAAGTTTATCACACAACTTATTAATTACGCTGGCAGTTCAACATCGGACTCAAGCGCATATATAATTTTAAAAGAAAAATAATGAGTATACTTGAAGCAGCATTAACATTTCACAGGGATAACGATATACCGTTAGCCCAGAATATATTTCGCCCACACACTGAAAACTATTACAAACTATTTTGTAAAGCCCGCGTACTGAAAGAGTCGTTACAACTTTGCAAGTTTGATGAGTACCTTATGTCAACAGACATTGGTGAACTTGCAATGCACGAAGGTGAAGAGGTACCCTTAGATCATCCCTTGATTGAAGCAGAATATAAAGGTAGGGAAGTTGAATTAAACGAACCAAAACGTGGTGGTAAAAAGAAATATTTTGTTTACGTTAAAAACGATAAAGGTAATATTATTAAAGTTCAGTTTGGAGATACTTCAGGTCTTAAAGCAAAAATTGATGACCCTGCTGCTCGTAAATCATTTGCAGCTCGACACAACTGTGCAGCGAAAAAAGATAAAACAAAACCCGGATATTGGTCTTGCAATCTTCCACGGTATGCAGATCAGCTTGGTTTAAAAGGTGGTGGAAACTTTTTTTGGTAATGGGAACGCAATATAATATATAATATGAATAAGCCATATACAGATAAAATACAAGGTAGATATAAAGTTAGAACATTCGAGTCGACTACAAATTCAGATGAACTCGTTTGGCATAGAGATAAGACCGACCGTGTTGTAACTGTTCTTGAAGGAAAGGGCTGGATGTTTCAGATGGATAATGGTGTACCTTATGAATTAGAAGAAGGTGACGTTTTGAATATTCCTAAAATGGAATACCATAGGATTTACAAAGCTGGATCTAATAATTTGGTGATAGAAATAGAAGAACCTAAATTCAAAACCTTTAAGACATATATTAGTGAAGCGTCAAAAGATGGTAAGAATACTCATATGACACATATTGAAGATAGAGTTATCTATGGTGGTGTTAAAGGGGCGAGAGAAGCTATCCTTGCATTACGATCTTTGAGAGATATGTTATCAGGAAACACTAATTCTGCGACAAACGTTACGGTTAAATGGGATGGTGCACCTGCTGTTTTTGCGGGTATTGATCCATTAGATGGTAAATTCTTTGTTGCTAAAAAAGGTATTTTCAATAAAGAGCCTAAAGTGTACAAATCAGAAGCTGATGTAAGGGCTGATACATCTGGCGATTTAGCAGAGAAATTAGTTATTGCTTTTAACGAGTTAAAAGATCTAGGTATTAAAGATGTTATTCAAGGCGATATCATGTTTACTAAAGGTGACCTTAACGCTGAGACGATTGATGGTGAGAAATACATCACTTTTCAACCTAACACAATTGTTTATGCAGTACCAGCCAATTCTAAATTAGCAAAGAGTATCACATCCGCAAATCTTGGAGTAGTATGGCATACGACATATAAAGGTAAAAGCTTTGAAACAATGAAAGCATCTTTTGGTGTAAACATAAAAGGATTGAAGAAAAAACCAAGTGTATGGTATCAAGACGCTGATTTACAAGACTTATCAGGTACAGCAACATTTACAAAATCTGATAGTGATGAGGTGACTGAGCAACTTTCGAAAGCTGGTAAAATATTTCAGAAAATTAAGTCAACAACACTCGTTGAACTTGAAAAAACACCCGCCCTTGCTATAAAGATCGAAACCTTTAATAACACATTAGTTCGTAAAGGTGCACGAATTCAAAGCACGGCAAAACATGTTAACGATTTGATAGCATGGTTTAATGAAAAGTACAAAAAAGAATATGATAAGCGCAAAAGTGAAAAAGGCAAACTAAATGTTCTTCAACGTCAGGAAGAGGAAATGCGGTTTTTCTCAAAAGAAAATCGCAAGAATCTAGATATGATGTTTCAACTTATGAACGCGATCGTTGATGCTAAATTAATCATTATAAATAAACTTGATAGATTAAAGGAAATTGATACTTTCGTAAGAACTCGTAACGGTTTTAAAGTGACTGGTTCAGAAGGATTTGTAGCAATAGACAAGAGTAAATCTGGCGCCGTTAAATTGGTTGATAGATTAGAGTTTTCTACGAATAACTTTTCGCCTGATGTAATCAAAGGTTGGCAAAGATAAAACATAAAAAATGATTAAGTCGTTTAAGAAATTTAATGAAGAAAAGACGAAAGAGGTAACTTTTACCTTTGGTCGTTTCAATCCGCCTACTGTGGGTCATGGTAAGTTAATAGCAAAGGTTGCGGCTGAGGCTACCGGTAATCAATATTTTATTTATGCGTCACAATCGCAGGATGCAAAAAAGAATCCTCTTCAGTATAAAGAAAAGATTGGTGTAATGCGTAAAATGTTTCCTAAACATGGAAGAAACATTATTGAAGATTCATCAGCAAAGACTGTTTTGCATATAGCATCGAAACTTCATGATAAAGGATTCACTCTTTTAAAGATGATTGTCGGTTCAGATAGAATTTCTGAATTCAACAAACTACTCAAACAATACAATGGTGTTAAAGGCCGTCATGGATATTATAACTTTAAAGATGGTATAGAAATTATTTCTGCCGGGGAAAGAGATCCAGACGCAACTGGTGTAAGTGGTATGAGTGCATCAAAAATGCGTGCAGCAGTAGTTGAAGGAGATTTTAAATCGTTTACTGAAGGATTGCCAAAAGAATATGGCGAAGACATGACACTGTTTAATCTTCTCCGTAAAAGAATGGGTCTAAAAGAAGCTACCTCGTTCCGCAAGCACATCCAATTACCAACGCTGTCACAAAAAAGAGAAAAGTATGTTTCAGGCGAAATATTCAATATTGGAGAATCTGCTATCATTGAGTCAGGCGAAACAATTATTATTTCTTCTCGTAAATCGAACTATGTTATCGACACAAATGGTAAAAAACATTTTGTTGAAAAGATAAACCCAACTTATGGCAAAGGTCTTGCTAAATCAACGAAGGACAAAAGACAAGCTCAGTTTAATAAACAAGCGAAAATGTCTGATGATAATCCAAAAGCTTATAAGCCTGCACCAGGTGATGCGAGAGCTAAAACAAAGCTTTCTAAACACACCCTCGCGTACCATAAAAAGTTTAGTAAAGACGAAGAACTAGAACAAGGAACCGATAAACTCGTTAAAGCGTATAAGAAAGATACTCCATTAGAGGAAAAAAGTATAAAGGGTCTTGAGAAAAAGTCAAAAGAGTCCGGTATTGCTTATGGTATTTTGAAAAAGGTTTTTGATAGAGGAATGGCTGCATGGAAAACCGGTCACCGTCCTGGTGCAACTCCACACCAATGGGCTTTTGCACGTGTTAATTCATTTATCACCGGTGGTAAGACTCGTACTACAGCAGATAAAGATTTATGGGCAAAACATAAAGGTAAAAAGGAATCTATTAATAGAACAACTTCAATTGATGAAGGAGAGGGTAAATATAAAGGTGAAACGTGGGAAGATGGATTTAAACGACGTGTGGTTAAAACATCAGATCCTAAACACTTAGAAAAAGGTTATAAGTGGAGAATAAAAGGTAAGGAACGTGATGAGATTTCAATTAAACTTTACAAAGAAAAACCAGACTTTAAAGAGTATAGTAAACAGATGAAACGTGTAGCTGGCCACGAGTTTGGTGCTTAAAAATTAATGCGTGCAAAAAAATGAATAATTCTGAAAAAACAAGATTAGATCGAATTGAAGAGAAGATTGACAAAATGGCAGAAGCAGTCATTGCGTTAGCCCGCGCAGAAGAGAAGATAAGTAATCTCGATGAAACTACACGAATCACTTTAAAAAGAATGGTGCAATATGATGAAAGAATCCGCAATCTTGAACAAGTGCAAGCAGATAACACAACGACAATAAGAACCATAAGATCAATTGTGTGGACATTCGTTTCAGGTATAATTACTGCGATATGTGGCATTCTTGCATGGATAATAAAGGAGTAAAAAATGAAAAATAAAACATTTAAAGAATTTTACCTAACAGAGAAACCATTAACGCCTTCTCAGAGAATAGCTAGAAGTAGGTTAATGAAAAGGTTAGCACCCAAGCTCAAATTAAAACGTAAGCTTGCGATGAAGAAAAAGGCTTCGTCTGAAACAATAAAAAAACGCGCTGAAAAGAAAGCAAAGGATGTACTCCGTAAAAAGTTTACACCAGACGGAATGAATTACGCCAATTTGTCCTTTTCACAAAAGGCTGTAATAGAGAAAAAACTTGAAAAGAAAAAGGGCGCAATTAAAAAAATAGCAAGAAAACTTATTAAACAACTTAAGCAGGCGGAAGCCGATAGATTAAAGCAACTAAAAAACACGCAAAAATAACAAAAACTATAAATAGAAATATGAAATCACATGACAAAATCACAATGTCCATAGCACAAGCTGTGGAACAGGTATTCGAAAACAATTCAGACTTCGTTGATCTGCATTCTATAGACGCAAATAAACGAAGAGGCTCTGAACCTCTTACAGAAAAAGACATTGATGAAGCTAATGAATTTACGAAGGCGGCGGCAAAGGCTGCAGTGGCTGGTGATAAAGACTTTGAATTTGATGGTAAATCATATCCAACTGAAATGGATGTAGATGTAGCTAAGAAAATCCTCGGTGAATCTGTTTCTGTTAATGAAGCAATTGATTTTAGCAAAGTTAATGACGATCAGCTTAAGGGTTGGCTTAAAGTGTTTAAAACCCACACAGGTAACCCATGGAGTGGATTTAAGGATGATGTTAAGCGAGCTGAAAAGGAAGCTAAAAAACGTGGTCTTGAAGAATCAGTTGATCTTGAAGAGTCGCTAGCAATAAAAAAGATTGATAAAATCACCAACATGCTCGACTCTCTTGAAATTGCACTGCGACCTAAAGGCAACGTAAACAAACTAGTCAACAAAGAGCTTGAAGGCAATTACGATAATGACTTTAAGATCGTGTTTGATTATATAACTGCTGCTTCAGCAAAATGGGAAGATGAAGTAGTGTTTGATCTGCATAATCAGCAGATCTAACAAGACGGTTAACACGATTAAGAATCGCCCAGACAATTATATCAAATTCTTTATATAAATAACTTTATGAAGTTATTTGATGAATTGAACAGTGAAAACTTTGAATTGTTTGCAGCTAAATATTACGAAAACCCTTCGTGTATAGATGCAGAAGATTTTTATGATGACATCGCTAAGTTCAAATACATAATAAGATTATTAAGACGTTATAGAGATTCTGGTAAAATACAAGAAAGACTTGTGTTAAACCACATCATTACTATATACAATGTTTTCCAATTACAGGCCGCAACTCGTATGTTATTCTATAGAATAGATGAAGACCTTTGGCCAGTTCTTAAAACATTCTTAGTTTTCTTAAACTATATACCACAAACACAATATAAAGATATAAACGTTGACTTGAATATTGCAAAAATACTTAACAAAATTTAAACATGGGATTACTTAGAGGACCAGACTTTTTTTATGCATTGCGCTTTTTGCGCCTATTGACAATGCCATGGGAAAAAACAGACGCTTACAAACAAGGAATTCTAGGTGATGATGGTGTAAAATTAAAAAAACCAGAAACATCTAAAGAAAAGTCATCCTACACAGTTTTTCACAGATTGGTATTTAACATCCGAAAATTGTTAGGAAAAATACCACTCGGAAAAACCACAGTTGCGAAATACGCCGCAGCACTCTATCTTATCAAAGAACATACAGGAATTAGTGATAAAAAACTAATAAAGATTCTTGATAAAGCGTATGATATAAATCTATCGTCTTATAAACCAGAAATTAACGAATGGTATATAAACGAAGATCGAGAAATAGAAAAAGGAAAATATGCACTTGTCCGCGACATTGCATTACCAAAAACCGGAGAAATATTAGCATTAAAAGGTTCTATGGTTAACATCACGGAAAGCGCACCACATGGTTCAATATTGGGCCACGTGGTGTTTGAAGCAAAGCATGTTAAAACACAGCAAATTATTTTTATCACCCAAGAAGATATTTCTCGATGAAAAAAGAAACTACGACTACATCTGCAGTTGCAATTGCAGATAAACCATTAGGATCCACTGAGAAGCGCAAATATAGAATTTTCGATGTTTCACCAGAAACATTCGCGCGATTTCAGCCCGGCCGCACAAAATATGAGCGCTGGTCTAAATACATTAATGAGGATGAAAAAAATATAGTTAGCTATTATAATCGTTGTAAGGAAGCGGTGATTGTTCTCCGCAATTCCGAAAACGGTGCTTTACGTGCTTTGTATAAAGCAAAATAAGTAATTTTATAATTTACTTATTCGATATTTGTGGTATAATTAATACCATGAAGAGCAAATCCGCACCCATCATAACACTATAAAAAAATTAAAGCTAAATGTCTATATTTACAGAACAAGTATCACGCAAACCTAACAACTACCCATGGACCGACGAATTTATTGAAGCTATATATAATGGTTTCTGGACCGATAAGGAATTTTCCTTTTCGTCTGACGTTCATGATTTTTCAGTTAACCTCACAGATCAGGAAAAAGAAATTATCGTAAGAACACTATCAGCCATTGGACAAATTGAAGTGGCTGTTAAAACATTTTGGGTTAAGCTTGGTGACAATTTGCCACATCCATCGCTAAATGATTTAGGTATTGCGATGGGAAATGTGGAAGTTATTCACAATAACGCTTATGAAAGATTGCTTGAAGTGTTAGGTCTTGAAGATGTTTTTGAAAAAAACCTTGAACTCGATTTTATTCAAGGTCGTGTAAATTATCTTAAAAAATACACGCACAAATTCTACAAGAATAGCCAAAAGCAATACGTTTATGCACTTATTCTATTCACTCTTTTCGTTGAAAACGTGAGTCTTTTCTCGCAGTTCTATACCATAAATTGGTTTGCTCGTTATAGAAACGTCTTAAAGGACACAGATCAACAAGTCAAATATACTCGGAACGAAGAAATGCTCCACGCCCTTGCAGGGATGAAAATCATTAACACTATCCGTGAAGAGCACCCAGAGTTATTTGATAAAGAACTCGAAGATCGCATTCTTCATGAAGCTGAGCAAGCGTTTAAAGCTGAATCTAAACTTGTTGATTGGATGGTTAACGGTATTAATGTTGAAGGATTAAGCGCTGACATTCTTAAAGAATTTATTAAGAATAGAATTAACGAATCTTTACAAGGAATTGGATTTCCTGTACTCTTTGAGGTTGATGCGGATTTACTTGAATCTACAACATGGTTTGAAGAAGAGTTGTTAGGTAATAATGCTACAGATTTCTTTCACTCTCGACCTGTTGAATATAGTAAAAAATCACAGACGTTCAACGCAGACTCACTCTTTTAAAATTATGAATTATTATTGGCTAAACGAAGACTCACAAAAATTCCTGAAAAAGGACTACTTACTCCCAAATGAAACACCTATTCAACGCATTAAAGATATTTCCACTGCTGCAGAAAAATATTTAAAAATCGATGGATTTGCCGAAAAGTTTGAGCATTACATGGCAAAAGGTTTTTACTCCTTAGCAAGTCCAGTTTGGGCAAACTTTGGCCGGAAACGTGGCCTTCCTATATCATGCAATGGTGTTTACATTGATGATACGATGGAATCTATATTGCATAAGAATGCTGAAGTAGGAATGCAGTGTAAAAATGCAGCAGGCACCTCTGGCTTTTTCGGTGACGTTAGAGGAAGAGGTTCTAAAATTAGTGATGGGAATACATCATTCGGCCCAGTACATTTTATGGAAATGTACGATAAAACAGCATCCATTGTTTCACAAGGAGGAGTAAGAAGAGGTAGCTTCGCTGCGTACTTACCGGTTGATCACCCAGACATTTTGGAATTCTTAAGAATACGAGGCGAAGGCCATGCTATTCAAGAAATGTCTTTTGGTATTACTGTTTCGAACGATTGGATGCAAGGAATGATTGATGGTGATAGTGATAAGCGTAATGTTTGGGCACACGTTCTTAAAAAACGATCAGAAAGTGGGTATCCATACATTTTCTTTTCTGATAACGCAAACGAAAAAGCACCTGAAGTCTATAAAGACAAGAATAAGAGAATACACTGCTCGAATTTATGTGCTGAAATTGCTCTTTCATCTGATAATGATGAATCATTTGTGTGTTGTCTTTCTTCTTTAAACCTAATCCATTGGGATAAAATAAAAGATACTGATGCGATTGAAGTGCTAACACACTTTTTAGATGCTGTCATGGAAGAATATATTCAGAAAACAAAAGATATGCCTTTCATGAAGAGCTCTCGCAATTTTGCTAAAAGACAACGTGCTATTGGTGTTGGAGTTTTAGGATGGCACTCGCTTCTACAACAAAGTATGATACCATTTGAAAGTATGGAAGCAAAATTTCTAAATAATGAAATATTTAAAACTATACAAGAACGCACACATTCAGCGAGTAAAGAATTAAGTCTAAGTTTAGGTGAGCCAGAGCTACTTAAAGGTTATGGGCGTAGAAATGCCACAACAATGGCTATTGCTCCAACAACAAGTAGTTCATTCATATTAGGCCAAGTATCTCCTTCAGTCGAACCTTTAAATAGCAACTATTTTGTTAAAAATCTAGCAAAAGGTAAATTTACGTACAAAAACCCGTATCTTCAAGAAGTATTACACAAGTGCAAAAAGAACACAGCAAGTGTGTGGAAATCAATTCTTATTAAAGGTGGATCAGTTCAACATTTAGATTTTTTAACATTAGAAGAAAAGGAAATATTTAAGACATTTGGTGAAATTTCACAAAAAGAAATCGTAATTCAGGCAGCTCAAAGGCAAAGGTATATTGACCAAGGACAGTCTTTAAATTTAATGATTCCACCAAAAACATCAGTAAAAGAAATAAACTCATTGCTAATTTTTGGTTGGGAACAAGGTCTTAAAAGTTTCTACTATCAACGTAGTGCAAACCCAAGCCAAGAGTTAGCAAGAACAATTTTAACATGCAGCTCATGTGAATCATAATGAAAGAAAGCATAACATGCCAAACTTGTAAAACCAACTACACTGTAGAATGGATTGAATATGAAGACGACATTTATAGCGATAACTATTTCGTTCCTGACTATTGTCCATTCTGTGGCTCACGCCACGTGGAAGTTGATGATGATAATTTCGATTAAATATTGTAATTATATAAATAGATACTACTAATATTGATATATGTGTGTAGTTGCAGTAAAATATACAAAAGACTATGGTTGGGTAGGCGCTAAAAATCGCGATCGTAATTATAAGACTGATGTTGAAGTTGTTCAATCGAACCGCAATGGTGTTCAGCGATTGTATATTGATGATAAGCTTAGTCGATGGAGCGAAGGTATTAATGAGTATGGTGTTTCTATTATTTCTGCTTCTTTTTCTGTAAAAAGTGATGAAAAAGAAGGTGATAAAATTATTAATGTTAGAAATAAAAAAAGGAATAGTAGTGGCTATTATTCGCCTGATGGAAAGGCGATCCGTGCAGCGCTTTTATGCAAGACGCCTAAAGAGGCTTTAAACGTTCTTATTAGTAAAAATTTAGCAGGAGCCACATACGTTTTTAACGATAAAGATTGTTTTATTTTAGAAGGTGGGTTTACTGTTAGAAAGGATAACGCAGACTCAAAAACACCCCGTGATTACTATCATAAAATAAAGAAACTTTCTCCTACAGAAAACGAGTATTCATGCAGAACCAACCATGGAATCTTAATGCCGCAACTAGGTTATCATAAAAACCCAACGGATGAAAGATTAATAAAATCCCGCAAAAGTAGCGAAAAACGCTTACAGTACACTCAAGACGTGATATCAGGCAACTTCGATGATCCTGGGGAATTACTCGATCTCTTAGCAAAGACACCAGACGATGATGTTTTCATGAATCCTATGCGAGTTGGTAATGTTAAGAAAGGTGACATGGTGACGACAGGTCAATTGCTTATTGTTCCAAAAGAGAAAACTCTTCATTATCGCCCGATCTATTCATCAGTCAAATTTGATTATAACCGATTAAGTGGTCCAGAATCAAAAACATTCTTTGAAATTATCTCATCGAGAAAGCTCATTTCGTTTAAAGAGTGGATAGATAAATAACTCTATGTGGAGTTATAAAAATTCAGTTTTCACCAGCGATCAAATACAAGACCACGTAGGTTTTGTTTATGAAATTTACGATGTAGAAACAGATATGATTTATATCGGAAAAAAGCGCTTTTGGAAAACTATTAGAAAACCGCCGCTAAAAGGTAAAAAGCGGAAAAGAAAAGAAATTAAAGAATCTGACTGGAAAGATTATTATGGTTCTAGTCAAAAGGTAAAAGATCTTCTCGAAGCATCTACACCAAAAAGATTTGAAAGAAAGATTATACGATTGTGTCAATCTCTTGGCGAAATGAGTTACTTTGAAATGCACGAACAAATGTCTCGTCACGTTCTTCTGCAACCAGACAAATTCTATAATCGTTTCGTTGGTGGAAAAATCCATGGAAGTCATTTAAAAAACATTTCTTATCCTAGTCTAAAGTCTAATAAGAAAAAATAATAGTATTTTGTTATGTACAAACGGTGCATTATAGTGTATAATCTACTTAGATTAAACAATAGCACTACTAAATTATGATAATTATCGACTACTCAGGAATTGCCATCGCTGCAATATTTTCGCAAGACAGGCCAGACGAAATAGAAGAAAGCCTTATTAGGCACATGATTCTCAACACGCTCCGCCGTTACAACACAAAATTCCGTGATGAATACGGTGAATTAGTAATTGCCTGTGATAGCTCTTCTTGGCGTAAAGAGGTATTCTCTAATTATAAAGCTAAACGAAAAACAGCTAGAAAAGAATCAGATTTAGATTGGAATCGTCTTTTCACTTTAATAAATACTGTGCGAGATGAATTGCACGAATTTACCCATTACCCAGTCATTTACTCAGATCGTGCTGAGGCTGACGATATTATTGCGACTCTTACCGAAAGTACTCAAGAGTTCGGTAAACACGAACCAGTTATGATTGTTTCATCTGATAAAGATTTTCTACAGCTTCAGCGCTATTCAAATGTTAAGCAGTTTAGTCCAATGAAGAAGTCTTTTGCTAAGGTTGAAGATCCTCACTTCTACAAATTTGAACACGTTTGCCGTGGTGATGTTAGTGATGGTGTACCTAACATTTTGAGTGGTGATGAAACATTCGTCGACGGTAGCCGTCAAAAACCAATGCGTGCTAAAAAAATCACAGAATGGTATGACACTTGCTTGTCTAATAGTCATAATGATTCAGATTTAGTAGAATCTAAATTGCGAAAATCTATGGGAGAAGACACATATAGAAACTACTGTAGAAATAAAACAGTGATTGATTTAGATTACATTCCTAAAGATATTGTAGAATCTATTCAAAACAATTACGATTCTCAAATTAAAACTAAAGAAATTCACAAATCAGGATTTCTCAATTATCTCATTGAAAAGCGTTGCAATTTGCTTATCAATTCAGTAAGGGATTTCTTTCCAAATAAATAAACAATATAATGAAATACATACACGAAGTACTAGAAGAAACATGTAAACTTAAGGAGCGCAGTGACCGTATTAAGTATCTTAAGGATAACGCATTTAAACAACTGAAAAGTGTTTTGCAATTGTGCTATAACGATAGCATTGAATTAGATTTGCCTTATGGTAAACCACCCTTCGAATCTTGTCCAGAAGGACGTGAACCTGCAGCTCTTTCAAATGCGTTTAAACCCATTGGAGCTTGTATCAAAAATAACAATATTCCTCGGGTCAAAAAGGAAAAGATATTTATTGGCATCCTTGAACAACTTACGAAAGATGATGCTCTTATATTGTGCGCTGCAAAGGATGGAACTATAACGACTGTAAAGAATAAAAAATATTCTAAAATCACAAAAAGTCTTGTAGAAGCATGTTTTCCTGAAATTTTGTAGTGTACAACTACACGTAAGTATGGTATAATATAGCTATGAATATATTTGTTCTAGATAAAAGCGCTAAAACTTCTGCTGAATTGCATTGCGATAAGCACGTAGTAAAAATGATTATTGAATCAGGTCAAATGCTTTCAACTGCTCACCGTATGCTCGATGGTGACGAAACTCGCCGTCCATCATCAACAGGTAAAACCATGTCTAAGTATTGGGAACTGCCCGATAGCCGCGAAGATGTTTTGTATAAAGCAGTTCACATGGGTCACCCATGTACTGTGTGGACAATGGAGTCTGATTCGAATTACAAATGGCACTATGATCTTTTCAAAAATCTTTGTGCAGAATATACTCATCGTTATGGTAAAATCCATGCAACACAGAAAAAGCTTTTAGCTGCTTTAAAAGAACTGCCAAACAATATCGAAAAGAAAATCATGACACCGTTTGCTTTGGCAATGGGTTCAAATCCAGAATGTATCAATCACGACGATATCGTGGGTTCTTATCGAAAGTTTTATAAAACAAAACAAAAGCGTTTTTCAATGGTATGGTCAAAACGTGAAACTCCGAACTGGTTTAAATAAATGATCTACGAATATTATTGCACTAAATGCAGCGAAAAGTGGGAAGCAACAAATACGATTAACAATCGCGATGAGCCTACTGAAATGCCATGTCCACATTGTAAAGAGTTGGGTGTAAAACGACAAGTAAGTTCTCCAGCATTGTCATACCAGGGTGCTCATTCAACATTACGTAGAGCTGGTTCTGAGTGGGCAGACGTTCTCAAAGGTATTAAAAAGGCATCAGGTAAAGAAAACACCATTGATATTTAGCACAGATTTATATTATGTTAGTAAAAGTAAAAGTTGAAAAGGAAATTGAAATTGATTTAAAAGAGCAAAAGAGGATAACCAGAAAGTTATTAGAAAAAGCATTATCTTGGAATAAGGATTATTACATTGAAGATGATAAAGTCTACATTGATAAGATCTGCCGTGGATCCCATACATTTACTGTTAAAGATGTTGTCTTCGAAAACGCAACAGATGAACACAAATTGCTAGAAAAAGCATTTAAAAAAATACAAAATTATGAAGTTTGAACATATGGATATTGAATTGGGCTATGAAGATCTTACTGATGAAACTGTAAAGAGTGGACGTAAGTACATCACACCAAAAGGTAAAAAGTATCCTTCTGTCACGACAGTTTTAGGATATCGTGATCGATGGAAATGGGCAGAGTGGAGAAAATCAATTGGAGAAGATGAGGCAAATAGGATTACTCGTCATGCTCTTACGCGTGGAACTGCAATACACAATATATCAGAAAGATATATCAATAACGAAAAGGATTTTATTCGCACAGAAAATGACAAAATGCCGCACATACGATTCGGCTGGAAAACACTTAAAAATGTTATCGATACACGCATCAATAAAATCTATATGCAAGAGTGTAAGCTTTATTCAGACGATCTTAAAATCGCTGGAAGGGTTGATTGCATTGCTGAATTTGATAATAAACCTGCGATTATTGATTTCAAAACCTCAAACAGAGTAAAGGACGCAAGCGAGATTAGTTCTTATTTTATGCAAGAGTGTGCCTATGCCATAATGTTCAAAGAACACACCGGCATAGAAATTGACGATCTAATCACAATCATGGTTGTTGATAATGATCCAACACCTATTATCTTTAGGGAATCTATTGTAGAAGGTAATTGGGAAAAACGTTTAAGAGACGAAATTGATTACTACTATGATCAAATCAATAAATAAGATGAATATACTAAGAAAAACTAAAACTTATTTAGTAGGTCCAATGGAATATGCCGATGGGCGTGGTTGGAGAGAAACCATGACACCTTTTCTCAAAGATAAAGGAATAACCGTTTTTGATCCATATAAAAAACCATTCATTAATGCACCAGAAGAAGATGAATCTACACATTCTCGCTTAGGCGCATTAATGAAAAAAGGAGAATATTCACAAGTCGCTGATCACTTTAAAAAGGTTCGCGCATTTGATTTAAGTATGGTTGATCGTTCAGATTTTATTATCGCGCACATTGATCCAAATGTTCCTACGTTTGGCACAATTGAAGAATTGGTTGTAGCAGTAAAAATGAAACGTCCAACGTTCATTGTGGTTGAAGGAGGTAAACAAAACACTCCTCTATGGATCATGGGAATGATCCCGCACAAGTACATCTATAATAGTTTTGAAGAAGTTCAAGATATGCTTACAGAAATTGATAATGGTAAAAAAACCATTGATAGTGATCGATGGAGGTTATTTAAAGAAGAACTTAGATAATGGTGTTAGGTCATAAGTACCTTAAAACCAACCACTTACACATATTCAAATTTCATAAGTCCCTTAAAACCAATTAGTTACACACGGAAAATGCATTTCAAAAATTAGCTTTTTCAAAAAACACATAAGTGATTGAAGACCAATAGGTTACATAAGTCCCTTAGAACCAACCACTTATGAAAAAAGGTGAAAAAAGATGAAAAAAAGTGCAATCATAACCTATTGTAAACCAACAACTTATGAAAAAAGTGCATTTTTTATGCATTTTGTTGTTTACAAACCCCGGTTTTTATTATATAATATATTCAGAAAGGTAAGGAAACCAACTATATTATGAAAGAAAAACTACTACACGAACGAATGCATCAGATTAAACGAAGTCCTCAAGATGAGGATGTTCGTATGGGCGAGATAGACATCGCCATGAATGTTCTAGAGCGACTTAAGAACAATGCCCCAGAGCTGTTTAAGAGTGTGCTGAGTATGATTGACGATATCAAGTAAGGAACTCTAATATAATAATAGTGATGAAAACAATAGACCTACAAAACGTAGACCATGCATGGGATTTTCTCCTAAAGCATGACATAGCCACCGACAAGGAGCTACAGCTTGTCACACACATCAACGGATACAGCTGGGAGTCTCTCATGGCTGTCCTTGAGGTTCGCACGAGCTACCATGATCTAGAGCAGTATATCATAATGGAGGGAGGTGCAGAATGATTGAGTTCTGGCATCGACATTAATAAGCTGTCAAGTAAGGAACACTGATATAATATAAGTATGAAAGAAAAACTACTACACGAACGAATGCATCAGATTAAACGAAGTCCTCAAGATGAGGATGTTCGTATGGGCGAGGTAGACATCGCCATGAATGTT